CAGTTGAAGAAGATTTACGCAAATGGTTCAGTAAAACACATCCAGAGGGTGGTTGGAAAAGAATTAACAGCAAAGGTGAAGCAATTGGTCCTTGCGCTAGAGAACCAGGTGAACCAAAGCCAAAGTGTATGTCAAATGAAAAAAGAGCTAAACTAAGTAAAAAAGAAAGAGCTTCTGCCGTTGCTGCAAAACGCAAACATGATCCTGTTGCTGATAGAAGTGGCAAAGGCGGAAAACCTGTTAATGTTTCAAATTTCGGTAAAGGTAAGATAAGCGAAGAACAGTTGGATGAAAAAAATAGTCCAACAAATCCAAAGCTTTGGGCTAGAGCAAAATCTATGGCTCGTTCCAAATTTGATGTTTATCCTTCCGCATACGCAAATGGATGGGCATCAAAGTGGTACAAATCAAAGGGTGGTGGATGGAGAGCCACAAAAGAAGAAACTGAAATAAAAGAAGATAAATTTCAGGATCCATATGCAGCAACACAAACAGTAGGAATGGAAGTTGATACCGATTCTACACCTAAAATGAAAAACGAAAAAACAAAATCAGCTAGAATTATCAAATCTATATACAAGAAAAAAGGTATTAAAGAAGATTTGTATGACCATGAGAAAGACGATAAATCCGTAGCTTCTTATGGAAAAACAAAAATGCAGAAGAATGGAAATGTATCGGCCGATGGTAGTGGAATCAAAGCTGCCGCAGTTCTTTCTGGTGGAAAAACCATGACAGGTGAAAAGCGTGATACAATTGAAATCGATCCGATAATGAGACTAAGACCAGGTCAAGTAGACCAATTAAAGAAATAATAAATACCACCATAACCTTCGGTTAAAAGGAGAATATAAATGTCATCTTGGGGAAATAACGATAACGCAGCTAACGCTCCATATTGGGCCGTTAACTCAACAATTGTAAATGCAGCTGGCGTAAAGGCTTCAGCTGCAGCACCAACCGCAGCTAATGTTGCACTTTTGTATGGAAACACAACCGCCGATGTTTACACCGCAGGTGAAACAATTGGTCTTTTTGGTGTTGATGGCCAAGAAGCTGATGTGGCTGGAAACGGAACAGTACACACAGGTTGGGTATTAAAAACAACTGGTTCCGGTGGTCGTGCTGGTCGGGTTCAGCAAGAAGTGTTAGTCGCACTTTCTGAAATGAAAGGTCCAGATGGTGACGCACAAGTTTATGCTAACGTTCAAATTACACTAACTGGTCCATCTAACGCTACAGTTGTTGCGAACACTTCTAATGCAAACTCTGCAACATTCACTGTATCTCCAGCACTGGTTGGCAATACATCTGCAACACTGTCTTATCAGTGGCAAGTCAACAGCAACACAGGTGCTCTTGGTTGGACAAATGTTGCAAACAGCACACCAACCAACACAGGTTATGTTGGCGGAACAACAGACACATTGCTTGTCTATCCAAAGACAGCCGCAGCAAACGCATATGTGTTCCGTGCAGTTGTTACTGCCGCAGACCAAGGCGTTTCCGCAACATCTGCAAACGCAACAATTACAATTATGTAATCGGATGGGGGTGGCGAAAGTCACCCCCTCTTTTCGTAGATGTTTGATGATTTGAATGAAGATAATTTTATGATGTATGCGGTGAAAGCATATACTTCGCCACATTGTATCATGTCTGAATTTGAAGGAGATATTAAACGAACAAAATATCTAAAGAGATTATTCAGAAGATATAAAGTTACAAAATTATTGAAAGAGCGTTTAATATTAAATCACATCATTTTATTAAACAATGTTTTTGGAACAGAAGCAACAGCAAGAATATTGTTTTATAGAACAGATGAACGTGATTATGATATTTTAAAAACTTTTCTTTGTTATTTGAATATAATGCCTGATACTGTTTATGGAATCAGAGGAAAAAATATCTTTACCGCTGATATACCAATCGATACCAATGTAGCAGAAATATTAAGAAAAATATGAAAAAGTTTAGGGAATATTTTGACGAAAGATGTTGGCCAGGTTACAGGCCAGCTCCAGGCAAAAAAGCCTATTCCAAAGGAAGTTGTGTAAAAGAAGACGGCGCAGTCGCCGTAGCACCAACAAATACTTCTGGTGGAGGTAATGTGGCTGGCCTAGGACAACCTCCAGGAAGCAAATCAGGAGAACCTGGAGTCAGTAGAAAAAGAAAAAGTCCAGTGATGTTCTCCGTATACAGGAGAAAAACATAATATGTGGATATTAAATTGGTTGCCTGATTGGATTTTTTACGCAGTATTAGTAATAGGTTTAATAGGCTTTTTAGTAACCTATCTACTAAAATTCATACCAATTCCCGGAATATACATGTACAAGACACCGATTCAAATAGTGTCTTTAATTTTTATTGTGGTTGGTGTTTACATGTCTGGTGCAATATCAAATGAACAAGTCTGGCAGGCGCGAGTGAAAGAATTGGAAGTAAAACTCGCAGCAGCAGAAGCAGAAGGCGCAAAAGAAACAGTGAAGATAGTCGAGAAGGTAGTCACAAAACAACAGGTCATAAAAGAAAAGGGTGAAGAAGTTATTAGATATGTTGACCGCGAAGTTGTTAAATTTGACACAAAATTTTTGCCTGGTGGTGAATGTGAAATACCTAAAGAATTCTTAAAAGCTCTAAATACTGCTGCGAAACCACCAGAAGGTGGTGTGTGGGGTACGGAGAAAAAGAAATGAAATATATAATTATTTTATCAGCAATTCTTTTAACTGGTTGTGCATCAATTTCTGTACCAGTCAAAGCTAAATTTCCTGTAATGCCAGAAACATTGTTGGTAAAATGTCCACAATTGGATCAAACACCAGAAGATGCAAAACTAAGTGACATAAGTAAAGTAATTGCAAAAAACTATACAACTTATTATGATTGCGCGGTAAAACATGATGCGATTGTTGAATGGTATAAAATTCAAAAAACAATTTATGAAAGTGTAAAATAATGCAACTAACAAAAGAACAATTAAAAAAGTTGTTGCCAAAAAATCCATATATTGATTATTGGTACAACGCATTGTCTCAATTACTACCTGACTATGAGATAAACACACCACAACGAATTGCTGCATTTATTGCACAATGCGCTCATGAATCCGGTAATTTTATGATTCTACAAGAGAATTTAAATTATAGACCAGCTACATTGAGAAAAATATTTCCAAAGTATTTTCCAACCGATGAACTAGCAAACGAATATTGTTCAAGACCAAACAAACAAGAAGCAATTGCAAACAAAGTATATGCAAATCGCATGGGTAATGGTGATGAGGCTTCTGGTGATGGTTATCGTTATCGTGGCCGTGGACTTATTCAATTGACAGGTAAAGATAATTACACATTCTTTGCGGGTTCTTTGAGTATTTCTGTTGAAGAAGCCGCAGAATACATGGGAACATTCGAAGGTGCCGCACAATCAGCATGTTGGTTTTGGGAAACAAATAAATTAAATCAATGGGCTGACAAAGGCGATATCGTTACATTAACAAAGCGTATCAATGGTGGTACCATTGGACTTGATGATCGTATTAAACATTATGAACACGCACTACATGTTCTAGGAGTTTAATATGTTTAATGATAGAAAACTATTCTTATCATTATTAGTTTTATTGATTTTGCCTTTAGGCCTTGCAGTATTTGGTGGAGATAGATTTAGATATCCTTGCCAAGACCCCGATAATTGGGAAAAAGATTTTTGCAAAATGCCAAAGTGTGATGTGACTCGGACATGTCCAGAACACATATTCAAAGGTCAGCGTGATCCAAGATTAGGACCACCACCAAACTCAAGAACAGAAGTACCAATACAAAGCGCAGCGCCAGCTCAATGTCCAGCGCCAGTACAAGGAGCAAATTGTGGAAAATAATACATTAATTTATACCGAAGAACAGTTGATGGCTCGACTGAAATTTTTCATTGGTGTTTGTCTTGCACTTACACTAACAGGAATTGTTTTTGTTGTTTTATACTCAATCATATTTGTGACACAGCCATTGAATGCAATGTCACCAATTGACCAAAAATTCTTTGAGTTGATTGTTCCTATTGCAACATTCTTGACTGGTACATTGTCTGGCATAATGCTTTCCGGTGCAAAAAAAGAAGACCAAGAAGCAATGTTGGCTGCACAAAAACAAGCAAATGAAACCTTTGCTGAAACAAAGAAAGCAATGACAGCTCCTCCTAGAAAAGAACCAACTTTAGATATTTCTATGCCACCTATGGGACCTATGGGAGGAGTTGCAAGCACACCAACACTTGATCCTATGCCACAGGTTGTAACAGGATTTGGTGGCAAACCCGCACCTGCACAAGCACCACAACCATTACTATGATGTACGGATTGTTAAACGATGGCCATAATGGCACACTTAGTAGTAGGAGAGTAGTTACCTTTATCGCTTTCCTATTATGTGCTATTGCATTCATTGCAAACTTGTTTTGGGGTTTTGAGGTTAAGCAATTCATGTATGAAAGTATGATTTATCTTGCTATGGTTGGTTTGGGCGTAACTGTAGCGGAAAAATTCGCGCCTATAAATAAAGAAAACAAAAAGGGGTTACTATGAAAAACATTTTAATTTCAACAGTCATTGCACTCACATCATTAGGTTTCGTTGCAACCACACAAGCAGAAGAAAAAAAAGAAACCAAAACAGTTTGTGTTGATGTAAAAGATAAAGAAGGTAAGCCAGTTAAAGACGCAAAAACTGGTAAAGTTAAACAGAGCTGCAAAGAAATGAAAGTTCATAAGAAGCTCGAAGGAACAAAGGTACCGGAGAAAAAATAATGCCTTCTCAAGCCGAAAGACTTGGTGTTGTAGAAACCAAAGTTGAAAATCTAAACGAAAAGATGGATGAATTAAAGGTCGATGTTAAAGACCTACATGATTGCCTTGATAAAACAAGAGATGACTTGAAATTAAGATTAGATGAGATGTATAATGCTTCTTGTTCACAACATGCGGAACTTGCCAAGAAAATTAGTGGATTAGAAAATATCCGAGAAAGAGTAACTTGGACAGTTGCCGGTGCCGTAGCTTTCGGCGGTATAATTATTGGACACCTGGATAAATTTATTGCCTTTCTAAAGTAAATACTCTAAAATAGAGTATGAAACTTTTACTTTTTTGTTATGACTATTTTCATTGATCGTTCGTTCCTGCTTAGGGTATCTCCTAAGCTTAAAAAATTCTCACAGAAAAAAGAAGACCTGTATAACTTCAGGTGCCCTATCTGTGGCGATTCTCAAAAAAACAAACACAAAGCTCGTGGTTATATTTACCGCAAGAAAAATGGCTACTTTTATATGTGCCATAATTGCGGTATATCCACTACTTTTTACAACTTCTTGGATAAAGTTGATCCCAATTTAATTCAAGAATACACACTTGAACGATATAAGAATGATTCTGGAAATAATAATGTTCCGGAACCAGACTTCAAAGAAATTAAATCTGATCCACCAAAATTTAAACAAAAGCTGGATATACCATCAATTGAATCTTTGCCTGACGGCCATTTTGCAAAAGATTATGTGATAGGTAGAAAAATACCAGAATCATTTTATTGTGATCTTTATTTTACACAAGATTTCAAATCGTTTATCGAAAGCTTAAATGTTGTAAAAGATGGTTTAAAAGAAGACGATGCGAGATTAGTCATACCATTCTATAATGAAAATAAAGAACTTATTTGTGTGCAAGGCAGAGCATTGGGTGATTCCAAACTGAGATATATAACAGTCAAGTTAAACGATGACACACATAAGTTCTTTGGCCTCGATAAAATAGACAAAGACAAAATGGTTTATGTTGTAGAAGGACCTATTGATTCGTTATTTTTGGAAAATTCAATTGCTACTGCTGATTCAAATTTGTCTGCGGCCGAACGGGTCCTTGATAAGTCTAGATTCACTTTAGTTTTTGATAATGAACCTAGAAATAAAGAAATTTGTAAACAAATGGAAAAAGCAATTGAGGAACATTTCAACATTGTAATATGGCCAGAAATGATGGAAGATTATAAAGATATCAACGAAATGATTACTGGAGGATTTTCATCTGACGAAATACAAGATATCATAAGTAAAAGCACATTCGTTAATTTGAGAGCAAAGATGGAATTTATAAATTGGAAAAAGGTATAATATGAGTGTAAAGTTAGTTAATTATTCTAAAACTGATGATAATAAAAATTTGTTAGAACAAATTGCATTTATCGCAAGAGTTTCAAATCCAACAAATCAAAACAACAGTGAAACAGCTGAAAAGTTGGTTCGTTATCTAATTAAACATAAACACTGGTCGCCATTGGAAATGGTTAGTGTTTGTCTGGAAATCAATACAACAAGAGATATTGCAAGACAGATACTAAGGCATCGATCCTTTTCTTTTCAAGAATTTTCACAAAGGTATGCTGATGCTTCACAACTTGGTTTTGAAATGAGAGAAGCAAGATTGCAAGATTTAAAGAACAGACAAAATAGTATTGAAACTGATAATTTAGCTTTACATTCTTGGTGGGAAAACTATCAAAAAGAAGTTATTCGCGTTTGTGGTGATGCATATCAATTTGCTTTAGATAAAGGAATTGCAAAAGAACAAGCTAGGGCTGTTTTGCCTGAGGGCATCACAATGTCAAGAATGTATATGAACGGAACTTTGCGTTCTTGGGTACACTATATACAACTTCGGAGCGACAATGGAACACAAAAAGAACATCGTGATATTGCAATTGAGTGTGCAGAAGTAATTGAACCTATTTTTCCAATGATTAAGGAGTTTGTAAGTGTATAATGATGTTTCAAAATTTATTGAAGCTTGTGATCAAAAAAGCACAATCGAAAACGCAAATTTATATCGAAATTTAATTGTCGAAGAATTTTGGGAATTTCAAGACGCATATAAGAAAAACATTGAAACGGAACAGTTAGATGCCTGCATGGATATGATTTGGGTTATTCTAGGATACTGTAAGATGAAGGGTTATGATGTAGATGGTGCATGGGCTGAGGTCGCTCGATCCAACTTAGCCAAAATTGATCCATCAACAGGTAAAGTAAAAAAGAGAGAAGATGGAAAGGTACTTAAACCAGAAGGTTGGACACCACCAAATTTAAAACAATTCATAAAATAAAAGGATCGAAATGGAATATCTAGGTATTAAATTAGATTTGGAAAGAGACAATCTTTTTGATGAGTTAGGAATTAAAAGATTAAAAGAATCTTACATGAAGGATGATGAAGAATCACCTCAACACAGATTTGCTTTTGTTTCTAAAGCTTTCTCAACAGATGCAGCACACGCTCAACGATTATATGATTATTCATCTAAGCATTGGCTTTCTTATTCTACACCAATTCTTTCGTTTGGTCGTTCGAAGAAAGGTATGCCGATATCATGTTTCTTAAATTACATTGAAGATACTGCGGAGGGTCTAGTTGATAATCTTTCTGAAACTAATTGGCTTTCTATGCTTGGTGGTGGCGTTGGGATCGGTTTTGGTATACGCTCGTCCGATGATAAAAGCACTGGCGTCATGCCACATCTCAAAATATACGATGCATCATCTTTGGCTTATCGTCAAGGTCGTACTCGCCGTGGAAGTTATGCTGCTTACCTTGATATTAGTCATCCTGATGTTACTGCATTCTTAGAAATGCGTAAACCAACAGGTGATCCAAATGTTCGCTGTTTGAATCTACATCACGGCATTAACATCACCGATGATTTTATGCAAATCATTGAAAAGTGCATGGTTGATCCGGAGGCTAATGATGATTGGCAATTAAAAGATCCGCACACAGGTGAAATTCGTGAAACTGTTTCCGCTAAACATTTATGGCAGCAAATCTTAGAATTGCGTATGCATACGGGTGAACCATATATTCACTTTATTGATACAAGCAACAAACACTTACCACAATTCTTAAAAGATAAAGGATTGAAAGTACATCAATCAAATCTATGTTCGGAAATTATATTGCCAACGGACAAAAAACGAACCGCTGTTTGCTGTTTGTCGTCCTTAAATTTGGAGTACTATGATGATTGGAAAAACAATTCCTTGTTCCTTAGGGATGTGGCTGAAATGTTGGACAATGTTTTACAGTATTTTATTGACAATGCGCCTTCTTCCATTTCCAGAGCCATTTATTCTGCTAGGGCTGAGCGTTCTATTGGTGTTGGTGCGTTAGGATTTCATGCATTTTTGCAAAAGAAAAATGTTGCATTTGAAAGTGTTACAGCAAAATCTTTTAACAATAAAATTTTCAAACACATTAGAGAGGGATTAGACGATGCTAACTTGGTGCTTGGAAAAATTAGGGGTGAAGCTCCAGATGCTACTGGCACTGGTTTGCGTTTTAGTCATCTCATGGCTATCGCTCCAAATGCTTCTTCGTCTATCATTATGGGAAATACTAGCCCTAGCATCGAGCCTTATCGTGCTAACGCTTATCGTCAGGATACGTTATCTGGCTCATTTTTAAACAAGAACAAATATCTTGACAAAGTAATCAGAGAGAAACTATCACTGCAAGATGGAATGGATTCTGGTCAATATGCTGAAATCTGGTCTTCAATTATTGCTAACGATGGTTCTGTACAACATCTAGATTGGATGGATGAACACACAAAAGAAGTATTCAAAACTTCTATGGAAATTGACCAACGATGGGTGATTGAACATGCTGCTGATCGTCAACAGTATATTGATCAAGCACAATCGTTGAATGTCTTCTTTAGACCAGATTCAAATATCAAATATATACATGCTATTCACTTCATGGCATGGAAGAAAGGTTTGAAAACATTATATTACTGCCGTTCAGAAAAACTAGCTAAAGCAGATAAAGTTTCTAAGAAAATTGAACGCAAAGTAATTGAAGAAATAGATATGTCACAAATTGCACAAGGTAATGATTGTATTGCTTGCGAGGGATAAATGGCTTACTCTAAAAAAGTTATAGAACACTATGAAAATCCAAAAAATGTTGGTTCTTTTAGTAAAGAAGAATCAAATGTTGGAACCGGAATGGTGGGAGCACCTGCGTGTGGTGATGTTATGAAATTACAAATTAAAGTTGAAGGTGACATCATCACGGACGCTAGATTTAAAACTTACGGATGCGGAAGTGCAATCGCCTCAAGTAGTCTCGTCACAGAATGGGTCAAAGGCAAAACCCTTGATGAAGCGGGAAAAATTACTAATTCAACAATTGCTGAAGAACTTGCCTTACCACCGGTCAAAATACACTGTAGCATACTTGCAGAAGATGCTATTAAAGCCGCAATAAATGACTATAGAGGAAAATATGATAACAATAACTGCAAGTGCTAAAGAACAAATAAAAGAAATATTATTAGACGAACCTTCTTCAAAATACGTTCGTGCATTTGTTCAAGGTGGTGGTTGTTCAGGTTTTAATTATGGGTTTACATTAGAGGAAAATAAAGAAGAAGATGATTTTGAAATAGGACAACTTATTGTTGATTCCATGAGTATGCAATATTTTGATGGTGCAACAATAGATTTCACCAAAGATAAATTAAAGGGATCGCAATTTGTAATTTCTAATCCAAATGCAAAAACTACCTGCGGATGTGGAAGTAGTTTTTCAGTATGATAGAACTAATTATGAGGTAAAGCCGCTTAATGTCACATATTGTTGCAAATTTACCAACAGTGAAATGCTTTGTTCGCAAAGAATTTCTGTATGACTTTCAAAAAGGTTTTGGTGAATTGGAGCCTTGTTGGTGGATCAGTATTAAATCTCTGAGGGGGCAAGCATTTCGTATTGAATCATATCTGAATCAGTATGGTGCTTTGTATGATAAGTTACCAATCAGTGCTTATTGTTGGAAACCAATTGAAGGTGAACCTTTACCACTTGACTACTTGCAATTGTGGGACTGTTTGAGTTATGATATCACTGTTTTAAAGAAGGCACAACTTCAATCAATGAAGTGTAAATTTAAATTAAAAGATGGTGGTTGGATGTATGGTGAATATTTGTTTACCGTAGATTCCGCACATCCAGACTTTAATATTATAGATACAGGTCTTTCTGAAGATGTTGAAGACCATAAATCATATAATTTTATTAAATGCGATAACGGACAATTTGCGTGTCAACCAAATAATAGAATGATTGTGTTTGAACCATCAAGTAACCCTCGTAATTTAAAAATGCCAGATTTTAAAGTATCAACCAAAAGGTGGTCAGTTGAAACTGAAGCTAAATGGGCTTTAGGTGACACTGATACCGTTATGTATGAAAGAGAAGAAGAATGAAAAAATTATTACTAACACTATTGTTTGTTCCACTAACCGCATTATCACAACAACAAAAGGCCGGTGTCACATACGATGTACTTCTCACAAGAGTCATCGATGGCGACACCGTAGCCTTTCAAGCTAACTGGTTGCCAGACCCTCTTAAAAAAGAGTTGTCAATCAGAGTCTTTGGAGTGGATACTCCAGAAAAAGGACATAGAGCTAAATGCCCCCAAGAAGATGCAAGAGGTCAAGCAGCAACCGCATTCACTAAAGATGCGATTAATAAAGCCCAAAAGAGACAAGTCATTCTCATGGACTGGGACAAATATGGTGGTCGTGTATTGGGAGATGTACTACTAGACGGAAAAAGTTTGAGAATGATGTTAATCAACAACGGTTTTGCCAGAGAATATTATGGTGAAGCCAAAACTTCATGGTGTTAATATGAAAAAAGTTTTAAGATTTACCGCATCATGGTGTCAACCATGTAAAACTATGAACAGTATGTTGGAAGAAATTAAACCAACATTACCTTTTGAAGTTATAGACATAGATGTTCATCCAGAAATTGCAGCAGATTTTGGTATACGCTCCGTACCAACACTTATTATGATGGATGAAACAATAGAAATGAAACGCATTACAGGAATTAAAACAAAACAACAATTGACGGAGTGGCTAGATGCTTAAAAAAACACAGTTCAAATTAACAGATGAACGTCACAATTTCAAACCATTCAGTTATCCTTGGGCATATGAAGCCTGGTTGAAACACGAACAGAGCCATTGGTTGCATACAGAAGTACCAATGCTTGAAGACACAAAAGATTGGAAGAAAAGACTAACGAAAGAAGAAAAACAATTTCTTACACATATCTTTAGATTCTTTACACAAGGAGATATTGATGTTGCGGGTGGTTATGTTCGAAATTATCTACCATACTTTCCACAACCAGAAGTTCGCATGATGTTGTTGGGTTTTGCCGCAAGAGAAGCATTACATGTCGCTGCTTACAGCCATTTGATTGAAACTCTTGGATTACCCGAAACAACATATAATCAATTTTTAGAATATCAAGAGATGCGTGATAAACACGATTACATCCTAGACATTTCCAGTAAGAATGGTGACAAACAATCAACAGCTACACACATCGCTACATTCTCAGCATTCACCGAAGGTATGCAATTGTTTAGTTCTTTCATCATGTTATTAAACTTCCCACGGCACGGCAAAATGAAGGGCATGGGTCAAATTGTTACTTGGTCTATTGTTGATGAAACAATGCACACCGAGAACATGATCAAACTATTTAAAGAATATATCAAAGAAAATCCTGAAATTTGGAACGATGAACTAAAAGGAAAATTGTACAGCATTGCTGAAAGAATGGTTCAATTAGAAGATAAATTTATTGATCTTGCATTTTCGATGGGAGAAATGGAAGGTCTAAGTTCAGCTGAGGTCAAACAATACATTCGTTACATTGCAGATCGTAGACTCATTAGTCTTGGTCTCAAAGGCATCAATAAAGTGAAACGCAATCCTTTGCCTTGGGTAGAAGAAATGATCAATGCACCAACACACACGAACTTTTTTGAAAATAGAGCAACTGATTATGCTAAAGGAGCACTATCAGGAAATTGGGGTGATGTTTGGGCAAATTAAGGAGAAAAAATGACACCAAAAATAATAAAAGCAGAATGTCAAAATTGTGAATCGTCTTATGAGGTTGCTTATTCAGAAGAATTAGTATCAGAAGAATATCCAGAGATTTGCCCCTTTTGTGGCGAAAACATCGAAGAATTATCCGAAGAAGAATATATAGATGATGAAGATTCGGATAATTGGGACGATGAATGGAAATCTTAAATTGGTTATATAAAGACAAAGAATTTACAGAAGAAATGATTGGTGATAATTACGGATTTGTATATCTTATCACCAATACAATCAATAATAAAAAATACATTGGAAAAAAATTTTTCTATTCCTCAAAAACTAAACAAGTAAAAGGAAAGAAGAAAAAAATAAAAGTATCTAGTGATTGGCAATCTTATTTTGGTTCCAATGAGGAATTAAAAAAAGATGTTATAATACATGGCCAAGAAAAATTTATACGAACAATTTTATATCTTTGTAAATCGAAAGGTGAGTGTGGTTATCTTGAAGCAAAAGAACAGTTTGTGAATGGCGTTTTAGAAAATGATAATTTCTATAACACATGGATTATGGTTAGAGTTAGAAAATCACATATAAAAGGATTACAATGTTAGCGGCACTTGAAGATTTGAAAGATTATGATGTTTTATTTTTTATGCCACACAATGCTGACGATACACAAGTTACAATTTCAGCGAAAGATTATGTGGACCCTGGCCAAAAAATAGGCGGCTCTGAAATGGGACCGGAGTGGCACATACTTTTGTTTAGAAGTCATGAACCAGAAAAAGTGGATGTTTTTGATGCCATACTAAGCGATCCTAGGGAATATGTTTCTACTCTGATTAAACAAGACTGGTACGGAATTGTTGCGAAAAAAACAACAACATCCAAAAATTTCATAAACGATATGTTTGACAAAATAAAGAATGCGTGATAGAATAGGAATTTCCTAAAGTACGCAAAGGTTTTTTATGATTCTCGTTGACTTGAACCAGGTTCTTCTTTCTGGCCTTATGGCTCAAATTGCTAATGCAAAGCCAAAACTTCAACTTGAAGAAGGCTTGATTCGACACATGATTCTTAATATTATTAGAACTCATGTAAACAATTTCAAAAAAGATTATGGTGAAATTGTTTTGTGTTGTGACAATAGAAAATATTGGCGCAAAGAATTTTTTCCGTTCTACAAAGCTGGTAGGAAAAAAACTAGGGAAAAATCCGATCTGAATTGGCATCTGATTTTCGATATGCTTTCTAAATTCAAGAACGAATTGAAAGAAAATTTCCCATACAAAGTTATTGATGTTGAAGGCGCAGAAGCTGATGATATTATTGGCACTCTTGTACCACGACACATCATGCATGAAAACATCCTAATCATTTCCAGTGACGGAGATTTCTTGCAATTACAGCGTTGGAATAATTATTTGAAATGTGGCCATACAGTCAAACAGTATAATCCTGCACAAAAGAAATTTATTGTTTCGGAAGATCCGATAGCTGATTTGAAAGAAAAAATCATCTCTGGTGACAAAGGAGATGGCATTCCGAATATTCTTTCTTCATCAGATTGCTTTGTTACTGGCACAAGGCAAACACCAATCAATCAAACCAAAATGAAGACATTTATGGTTGAAAACCATGTTGAATGGAAAGATGAAAAAGCTAGAATTGGTTTTTCTCGTAACCAGACACTGATTGATCTAAGTCTTATTCCAGAAGATATCAAAGAGAAAATCATAAATACATATGATAATACTAAACCTGCAGCAAAAGGTAAAATTTTAAATTATTTTATTGAGAATAAATTAAAAAATCTGATGAATGTAATTGAGGAGTTTTGATGAAAGCAATCTATGAAATTTTTGATGAATTTGAAAAGTGTGGTAACAAAAAAGAAAGAATGAATGTAATTGGCGGCAATTTATCGAACACACTTGTTGATATCTTCAAATTAACATTTCATCCAGATTTTAAATGGAAAGTAAAAGAGCTACCAGAAAAATATAGAGTACCCAACGATGTATTACCTGGTATCACTTATGATAGTTTAAATGCACAATTGAAAAGACTATATCTTTTTCGAGAAGGTGATGCAACGGCAGAAAAACTAACAGAAAAAAGGCGAGAGGAACTTTTAATTCAAATGTTAGAGTCTATTGAACCAAGAGATGCGGAAATCATACTTGGTATTTTTCAAAAAGATTTAGGTGTAAAAGGTTTAGACTATAAATTTGTCAAAGAGGCTTTTCCTAATCTTTTACCATGACATTAAAAGAAAGAATAATCATCGTTTGCGGAGAATTCGATCCTATCACTCCAGATGATTTTAAATTTTTAAAAAAATGTAAAGAAAAGGGCGATTGGCTTGTTGTTGGATTACATTCAGATATTTGGATGGCAACCAACAGAGGTGGGTTTTCTTATAACTACGAATCGCGCCGAGAACTGTTGTCACAATTAAATATCATTGATGAAATTTTTAGGTTCAATGATACAGATGGCACAGTTTGCAATCTACTCAAAATAGTCAAAATATGTTACCCAAGAGCTTATATAACTTATGTGTCCGAACAGGACATGCACAACATGCCTGAAACAAAAATAAAGGGCATTAATTTTGAAACTTTTAAATAAGGAGATAGATAAGTGTCAAAATATGTAGCTAAATTTCGTAAGAATAAAGACTACGATGATGATTATGGTTACGGTGAACCTAAGAAAAGAAAAAAAACTTATTCCGACCACCGAAGAATGAAAAATTATCGTTTTGAGGATTTTGAATACGGTCAAGACGGTTATTTAAATACAAAAAAGAGAAAAGACAGAGAAATGTACTGATGTTGTAAATTTACAACAAACTGGTTGACTAGTGTAAAATTGCAGAGTATAATACAAAAATATTCTGGAGATTTTTTATGATTATCTACACTAGGACACAAAGGTCAAAACCGAAGCGTAAACCAAAAGCTGTGCGTGAGCAATACGAACAATGGCTTGCTTCGCATCAACCTGTTAAAAAAATTAAAACTGTACAAAATCAAAAATTGGTTTATGAATTGAAATCGCCGCCTGGTCGTGAGACACCTTATATTCCTTCACTAAATTCGAACACAGGAAGCACAGCAAAAGCAGAACCGAAAGTGTACACAGGCGAAAAAATGCTAGGAATTGCAACAATGCACAAATCCAATGCTGTTCCTGTGTTTAATACTGAAGAAGCTGTTCAAATTTCGAGCATGAGGCGCTAAAATGAGCAAAAAAATCAATTTTGTTGTGAAATTACAACGCCCCGTGTGTAGAACACCGATAAAACCCGTTCAAAAACACAAAAATGTCGCAAAATTTGCTCGCAAAAGCAAACATCCGGCAAAAATGTCGTGTTTTTTGCTTCAGGAGCAGTAAAATGTCGCAAGATTTAACACAAGAAAAAGAAAAATACGATTTTGATGAGATTGATCAAGCTGTCCGAAGATGGATAGTCATGAATCAATGGGAAAAAGACTTGGAAAACTACGAAAATTTAAAAAATGACCACGAACAAAATATACAGCTCGGTTATAACTGAAGCCGAAGATGGTTCCGGAGACGGAATTCTAACTTTTCCGGATGAACTGATTGCCGAAAAAGGTTGGAAACCAGGACAGAAGCTAAAACTTTCGGTTGAAGATGGTTGTTTGATTATTACCGAAGTGACAGAAAAACAACAAAAAGATTGATTTTGTTTTTTTACTATGATAGAATTGAATTCTTCTACAGGAGATTCTAATGGAACTAATTGACACAAAATCGATATTGGCCAAACTGATGGCCACAGAAAACCTGACAATTGAACAACGAAATGTACAAACAGCAAGTTTCGATATTGTAAATCGAATTTTGACTGTTCCTACACTCGATAACAAAATTTCTCCATATCTTTACGATCTTTTCATGGGTCACGAAGTTGGTCACGCTTTGTATACTCCTATGGAAGAAATGAAAGAAGCAAAAGAAGAAGGACTGAACATGTCCATTCTTAATGTTGTTGAAGATTCTCGCATTGAAAGAAAGATCAGATACAAATATCCTGGTCTAAAAAACTCCTTTATTCGTGGATACAAGGAACTTTTTGATAAAGACTTTTTTGGAACAAAAGGAATCAATATCAATGAAATGAATCTAATTGATAGAATCAACATTCATTGCAAAGGCGGCGTACAGATGGTCGTCAATTTCGATGCTGAAGAAAAGGCTTTACTTAATGAAGTTGAGACTACGGAAACATACGGAGATGTTATTAATGTTTCGCGTAAAATCATTGAGTTGATGAAACTGCAAAGAGAAAGAAAAGAAAAAGAACAGGAAAAAACAAAAGGTTCTTTTGGTTTTCTAGATGGCGAAAAAAATGAAGATGATGATTTCGATTTTGATCAATTTGATTATGAAAATGAAAATTCTTCATCCGAAGAAGGTGAACAAAAATATTCGGAAGAATTTTCCGATGAATTTGGTAACGATACTGAGATTGCAATTCAGAAGCGTGAAGAAATTAAATCCTTCACCGATGAAGCTTTCACCGACAATCAAAGCAAATTGTTTGCTGATAAAAACGACACATACTGTTATGTGAATGTTCCAAAATTTGATACTTCAAAGATTGTTGATTACAAACTAATCTACAATAGGCTCAAGCGTGAGGAATTTCGTGTATCACGGAAAGATTTCATTAATTACAAAAACAGTGCAAACAAAATTGTTTCGTATTTGGTCAAAGAATTCGAAATGCGTAAAAATGCGGACCAATTGAAGCGAGCCAGTGTTTCAAAATCTGGTGAGCTCAATATGAATCGTATTTTCTCTTATCAGTTTAGTGAGGATATCTTTAAAAAGATTACTGTTGTTCCTGGTGGCAAATCACACGGGCTTGTTTTGTTCCTTGACTGGTCAGGATCAATGTCCAAACACCTGAACAATACATTCAAGCAATTGTTGAACCTCATCATGTTTTGCAAGAAAACAATGATACCTTATGAGGTTTATACTTTTATTTCAACTGATACTTTTGATCATTCGGAAGATAGAAAACAACATTCGATTTTTCATCCGCAAAAACCGGTGAAAGAATACAATAAAGATGATTTGATCATCCAAAATTTTGGAATCTATAATATCTTTTCGAGCAGAATGTCTGCGGCTGAATTTAGCTATGCAGCAAGTGCAATGTTGCGTATTTCATCCTTTGGTAGGTATGCTCCAGACTGGATGCAATTGTCTGGAACTCCGTTGAATGAGGCTGTGATTGCATCTATGGAAATTATTCCTGAATTCAGGAAAAAATACAAGTTGCAGGTTGTCAATACAGTCTTTATGACTGATGGTGAGGGTCATGGTCTATCAGCTAAAGCATCTGATGATAAAAAACCCGTTTGTTCATATAATTATTATGATACTGGCCGAAAAGCCAGATACATGGTCATTAGAGATCCGATGACAAAGAATGAGGAGACCATTTCAACTGATTCTTTCTTGGGTATGAAACAAACTTCTGGATTGTTGGCTTTGTTGAGAAAACGTACAAATGCAAATGTTGTTGGTTTTTATATCTGTAATCCAAAAGATATTCGCCAATATTTGGACAAAGTATTTGTGAACAAGAGAGCTGTATCTGGTGCTTTTGATAAAGAGATACTAAAATTCAGAAAAGATAAGTATCTGGTGATTGAAGGATGTGGATACAATGAATATTATGCATTGAAGTCTGACAATGATATGGATGATGAATCGGAGTTTATTGTGGATGCAAACGCAACGAAGCGTGGACTTGTATCCGCATTTAGCAAGTATACAAAAAACAAGATCAACAATCGTGTGGTATTGAATCGATTCATTGGTCTGATTTCTTAATCTTATTACAAGGAGATTCTAACATGGATCACTTTATAATCCTAGAAAGATGGCATGAAGCAAAGCATGTAACTGTCAAACGCATATGTAGAGTTTTGGATCCATCTTTTGATTCTTATTGTGTAGAAATGTATCTTGATGGTGTGCCGCAGAAATTGATAGATCGAAAGTATGTTGGTACTGAAAGAGAGGCTGTTGAACTTGCCGAAAAGTTTATAAATTCAGATTCGCACAAGAGTTTGTTATTGGAGTAAGTATGAATAATGAAGTGAAAGAAATTTTTTGTATTGCACAGGAAGAATGTGCAGAGGTGACCCAGGCAATCTCAAAGATATTTCGTTTTGGTTTTGATTCCACGCATCCATACACTAAGAAGACAAACAAGCAGTCTTTAGAGGAAGAAGTGGGTGATCTTCTTGCAATGGTTGACATTATGGTAGAGAAGTGTATTATTTCCGACAATTCAATTAATATTGCAAGAAAAAACAAAAGAGAGAAACTTAAATCATGGTCTTCGATCCAGGGTCTTTGAAGTTTGATGATTTATACAAAGAGATGAAAAGAATCTGGGGAGATGACCTACCCAATGCGGAACAGGAACCCGTTCGTTTCGAATATTACATGAAGCTTTATATACATGCTTACATCAGAAACAAAACCGAATCTTAAAACCAAGAAGTATTACAAGGCTCTTGTTATTTGGAAACATGGTTTTAAATATGATCAGTATTTACATGATCATCAGATGAAATCATTCCGTTCTTCTTTGGAGAAACTGGATTGGTTTGATTCGGTAGATATCAAAGAGATTACAGAGGAAGAATATTTTAAGAAACTTGGAATGTCTTACGAATCCGATCCAAGCGCTTCCGAGGCTCCCAAGAAAAGAAAGAAGAAAGTGGTAAAAGATGTTTGATGATATTGAATTTGACATAAAGCATTACACAATAGGTGGCAAACTAGTTACTGGCACCTATGCCGTTTCTCAGCACACTATTCTAGAACAGAATGTAACCACACAATTAGTCAAAGAGAATTTGTTAAAACAGCTTATCGATTATGTGCTCACCAATAACCTTGCAGAATTCACTAGAATTGAGAATCCGATAGACCAAATAGTTGTATATCGTGTGCGTTGTTACCTTGCACCAAACGACCAGGTTAAAATTCTTAGAACACTACCAATGAATCATCTTCAAGTATGAATAAGAAAATATTTGTCATCTGTGGTACCCGTACAGAATATATGGAGTTTGTCACTAAAAAATCAAAAGAGTTAACCGAAATGGATCCAAATGTTTTTTTTAACTTCCATGATTTTGTCTATGTAAGTGGACCAGAAATAATCAAAGGGTATAGAAATCCACAAGGATATTTCTGTGGTACCTGGAGAGAAAGAAAAGATATACTAGATATTATTCAAATAATTCTAACTTCAAGTGATGAAGATACACTTATAAGAAACAATAAGACAATTAGAGAATTCTTTATACAGAAAGCAATCCAGTAAAAATTCGAAATCCTCTGTGGGGGGCTCCGAAAAAAATTCTAAGAACCAATGAATAGAAAAACAGAAATACTCCTAGAGAATATTGCAAAGGTGATAAAAGGAATTATCATGGCTATCTTGGCAATACCTCTGTTATTCCTTTTGTTAATGGTAATTCTGATAGTATATGGAGTAATCGGTTCCTTTTTTAAATAAGGAAAAATTCAAAAGGTGCGCGGGAGCCCCAGAAAATAAAAAATAGGAAAAAAGAGTTTGACCTGGTGGAGCTTTTTTAGCTAAGCGCTCACCCCATGGCTTCCCAATCCATCCTCTACAGCTGCCCCAGCCAGCCCCATAGGCCAAAAAAAGGCAGCCGAAGCTGCCTCAAAGCTCACCCACCGCTTTAACCTATTCGCCAGACCACCAAGTCCAGCATCAGCACCACCACAGCCGCAGCCATAACCACAGCCATTCCGATTTGTTCTGCTTTCGTATACATTATTTGGTCTCCTTCACATATTGCAGGGAATCCTTGACATAAGCCAGACCCTTGGGGCTGGTAGCAATCACTGAGCTAAGCACTGAGGACAGGTAGCCTAGGCTGTATGCTACGGCATCTCGGTGGTCATCGCCGCGGTTCTCTTGGCGGTCACGGATGGCGGTGACCAATTGGCGGACAATTTCATCAGCAGCAGCACGCTTCTGGAGAGTTTTTTCGTAGGTGGTTCGCATTTCGTTTCCTTTCTGATTTACAATGGAATGGATTCTACCAGAACCACGGTGGGTGGCAAGCATCAGGTAAAAGTTGACCAGCCTGGTGGGTTATGCCATGACGGCAGCGGAAGCAGCTTTAAAAAATGCAACAAAAGCGCTTACAAAAGCTGAACCAATTGCTAGCGTCTCCTTGGGAAAGCTAGCCCCCAAGCACGCCAGACACAACCACCAAGCTAGTCTTATCATTTCAACAATTGTCCTGTTTTCTGATATTTTTTCTGGAAGAAGCTCTGTACCTTCTCCACGGTGTCACGGAAAGCCTCAGCCTTGCCACCATACCAACCTTCGAAACCATTCCGGTCTGGTCGGTGGACAATGGTAAAGTCCGGATACTTGACCTTTTTAACCTTTACAACCTTTGGCTTCGGTTGGCTGGGTGCCAGAGCAACCGTAGCGGCTTGCCTTTTCTTCGGCTTCGGTGTAGAATTAGCAGCTTTTTCAATTGCAACCTCTGGCCGATGCGTTACCGGTCCAGCCCATGGAAAGAAGCCAACCGAGGATTTGCTATCAACCGCTT